TGACCCCGGCCTACGTGCCGGTGATCGCCTACATTGGCGGCGAGACGGGTGACGACGTTTCCGAGGCCAGTGCCAATGCGACCGGCGACTATTCGCCCCGGACGCAAGCCGCCAAGGCAGTCATCCTTGGCGTCGACCTTGCCGTGGACATCACCACGCCACGCGGCTGGATCGATCCGCTCGAGCCCTACGAAGCGCAGCCTGAAGAACCGCCGGTTGAACCATGACGGGGCCGAGGGACATACCGCAGCGTTTCGGCGTGCCGGTCGACTATGTGACCGGCGAGACGCTGACCGACGGTCAGATGGGGCGCATCACCGCGCTCCGTTTGGCGCACAAGGCGCTGCTCGACACCATGCACGACTGCGAAGGGTCGGACCACGACAACCCGACATTCCAGTCGCGACGCATGGCCGTCGCCAACACCCAGCTCGAGCTGGCGATCCACATGGCGATGCGCGCGGCACTGGAGGCGAAATGACCATCTGGGTCTACCGGGGCGGCGTGATGGTCATGAAGGGGTTGGAGCGGTCTGGGTTGACGCCTGTCCGCTCCAACTTCCCGACGCCGATGATCAGCCGCCTGCAGGCCTACGAGAGCCCGATTGACGGCAAGGAGATTACCAGCTGGGGCCAGCGCGACCGCGAGATGCGCGAGCATGACACCTACGATCCGAGGGATATGCCCGAGGGTCATGTGTACGAGAAGTCGAAAGGACGGAAAAAGCCATGAGTGACACTGACATCCCCGACCGCGAGCCGGTCGAAGAGGCTCCGAAGAGCCTACGCGAAATCGCCGAGGAAAGCTGGAACGAGGTCGAAAACGAAACACCGGCAGACGAGGGCCAGGCACCCGCACAGGAGCCCGGCGAACCCAGAACTGGACAAGACGGCCGGATCAGAGATAGCTTTGGCCGGTTCGTATCGGGTGAGCAGTCGCAAGACCCAGCCCCGGGAACACCAATTCAGGCACCCACAGATGTGCAGCCTCACCCAGCCCCTCCGGGGAGTAGCAGTGAACCGCCTGCGCATTGGAGCCCTGAAGATCGCGCCACATTCCAGAAACTGCCGAAAGAGGGTCAAGATTTCCTCCTGCGGCGGCACACCGAAATGGAGCGCGACTATCAGGGGAAGGTGCAGCAGAGCGCGACAGCAGTCCAGTTTACGCAGGCTCTCGCGCCCGTCTTCGAAGAGCCCCGACTGAAGGCCTCATTGGCCGACGTCGACGGCAGGCCGCTCCACCCGGTTCACGCGATCCAGCAGTGGGCGGCCTTCCATCTCCGCGCCATGGACCCCAATCCACAGGTGCGGCAGGGGCTCTTGCAGGAGCTGGCGCAACGCATGCAACTGGACCCAGCGGCCCTCGGCAACTCGCCGCCGCAAGGTCTGTCCGAACAGGACATGGCCGACCCGGCAATTCGCTATTTTGTCGATCACGTCGGCAAGACGGTGCAGGAAGTTCAGGCCCTGAGGGGCGAGTTGAATGCGTTCAAAAGCTCCGAACAGGAGCGGCAGAACGAGGTCGTCCTCAGGACTACGCGACAAGGGATCGACAGCTTTGCTGACGCCAAGGACCCACAGGGAAACAAGCTTTATCCGCATTTCGATGCGGTGCTCCCGCAGCTCATTGAGCTGTTCCGGGTCGACCCGAACCGCGATCTCAAGGAAGCATACGACACCGCTGTCTGGATGGCTCCGACCGTCCGGCAGGGTCTGCTGCAGCAGGAGCGATCCCGCGACGAGCAGAAACGTCAAAACGGCCGGGCATCGCTGGCGGCTCGCGGCAACATTCGTGGCCGCACCTCCCCCGTCAGCAAGCCCGACGCTAATGGCGCGGGGCCGAAAACCTTGAGGGACACGATTGCAGCGGCTGCAGATGAGGTCGGCTTCGAGGGCTGAGTGCCCCTGAGGAGCTGAACCCATGGCCGAGCCTACGGTCAACCAACTGGTTGCGACTACCATCGCCAACTACCACAAGCAATTTGCCGACAACGTCAGCAATTCGAATGCCGTCACCGCCCTTCTTCGCATGGGTGATCGCATTCGGACGGTCGACGGCGGCCGGTCGATTGCCTGCCCGCTGACCTACGCCGAAGAGACCTTCGCGTGGTACGTCGGCACCGAGCTGCTCTCCCGGGCAGTGAAGGAAACAATCTCGGAGGCGGACTACGAGCCCGCCAACGCCGTCGCCTCTGTCACCCTGTCAGGTCCCGATCTGGCAAAAAACAAGGGCAAGGAGCGCACCCTCAACCTCTTGGAGGGCAAGCTCGACAACGCTGAAGCCACGATGAAAAACAACATCACCAAGGCCGTCTATGGCGACGGCACGGTGGCGAAGTCGTTCGCCGGGCTGAAGGCGATGGTCACCGACGCCGGAACCGGCATCGTCGGCGGCATCGACAGTACGACATGGCCGTTCTGGAAGAACCAGTTCACGCCATGGTCCGTTGCCACGACCTACCCGGGCCTCAAGGCGGCAATGAACGCGCTGTGGATGAAGCTCATCCGTGGCACGGAAAAGCCTGACCTCGTCCTCGGCGACGCTGAAATCTACGCAACCTACGAAAGCGGGCTGCAGGAGAACCAGCGCTACGCCGACGCCAAACTGGGCGCGCTCGGCTTCGAAACCCTCAAGTACAAGTCGGCCGCCATCGTCTTCGACGGTGCCGCCACCGGCCTTGTGGGCGGGTACATGATCAACACCAAGTACCTGAAGCTCGAGGTCTACGAGGGGCGCAACTTCGACGCGCTCGACCTGCCTGACCAGTCCCCGGACATGGATGCGATCACCAAGCATATCGCCTTCATGGGGGCGCTGACGCTCTCCAACCGGGCGATGCAGGGACGGCTGGTGAAGGGCGCATAAAACACCGGAATGTCCGGCAAGTCACTCTGCCGGGCTTCTGGGGTGGGTGGCGGGAAGCCCTAGCCCGCCACCTGCCTTCCATAGGGCAAAGGAGATGAGGCAATGAACGACAACCCGACACTGGTCCGCTTCTACGTCGGCTGGGCCGATACCGGCGAGACCAACGACAGCGGCCTGCCGAACTACCGGGAGACGGTGATGATCCGCCTCGACCGGCCGCCATACCTTTCCGTCACCCGCGAGGCGACCGAGGAGGATATCGACGATCACGCCGATCCCTACCGGCTGTTCGAAAAGGAGCAGAAGGCCAAGAAGACCAAGCCGGTGAGCGGCGGTTTTCCGCTCGCCATGTGGCCGGTCATCAATGAATTTCACCTGAAGATGTTCGCGGCCAAGGACATCTACACGGTCGAGCAGCTGGCCAAGATCGCCAAGCGCAAGGACATGCCGCCGGATTTCATCGAGCTGGCCGAGCGCGCTGCCCAGATGGTCACCATCATGAACAGTGGTGCCAAGCATGAGCCGGTGATCCGCGAGCTGAAGGCCCAGATCGAGGCGCTGAAGGAACAGGTCACCGACGCCATGAACACCATCGCGACGCAGAAAGAGCTGCTCACCAGCCTGAAGACCAAGGTGGCATAAATGGCCCAGCTCGGCACCGCCAAGGACATCGTCAATCAGGCCAGTCAGGAGATTGGCCTGACGCAGAAGCCGATTTCCACGGTCACCGGCATCGATCAGGACATCACCCAGATGCTGGCGCTGCTGTCGAACGTCGCCGACGAGGTGCTGCTCGAGGAACCGTATGACACGATCCTCGGCGACGGTGTCTGGTGTCACGATAAGAATGGCAACGCCAAGATCGCGCCGACCACCGACGACGACGTCATCCTGTTCGACCGGCGGCTGGCCATTGACGGGGCCAAGTACCGCTTCCTCAAGGCCAAGGGCCTCGAGTTCGGCGAGGAGCTGCGCGACTTCACCACGCGCATGAACAAGATCGCTGGCCGCAACGCCAGCGTCCTCGACCTCGATGTTGATGAGGGGCGCATCGCATGAGGATGATGCCGGTCAGGAAATACAATCCAAAGCCCATGCAGGTGAAGCGGCAGGTCGCTGACATCAAGCATTTTACCGCGCCGCTGAAGGGCCTGTCGCTGTCGTCGAAGCTGACCATGGGCGACCCGCTGACCGCGCCGATCCTCTCCAACTGGGTGCTGGAGGAGGACAAGATCACCGCGCGCCCCGGCAGCTTGAAGGTGTTCAACGATCCCGGCGGCTTCCCGGTCGAAACCATCGTGCCGTTCTACGGCTTCCCCAGCGCCAAGGTGGCGGCCACCAATGGCAAGCTGGTGCATATGTCCGGCCTGCTGCTGAAGGGCGGCTTTGCCGGGAACGACTGGTCGTGGACCTCGTTCGTCAATCTCGGCACGCAGGAATATACCCTGATGGCCAATGGCCTCGACGGCGTCTGGAGCTGGGACGGTGAAGACGCCTGCGTCAAGGAGCCGATCACCTTCACCGGCAATGCGTGGTTCAATCAGGACCACATCCAGATCGTCATGACCCACCAGAACCGCGTCTGGTTCGCCGACCGCGACAATCTGGTGGTGTACTATCTGCCGATCCAGCAGAAGAGCGGCAACGTCTCGCAGCTCCCGGTCAACCAGCTGTTCAAGCGCGGCGGCACCATCCGCGCCATCTACACATGGTCCATCGACGGCGGCGCGGGCATGGACGACCGGCTGGTGATTTTCTCCTCCAACAACGAGTGCGCCATCTATCAGGGCACCGACCCCGATGTCGATTTCAACCTCGTCGGCGTCTACCGTTTCGACAGCCCGATGTCGAAGCATTCCGTCGTGCAATATGGCGGCGATCTCTATGTGCTGATCTCCACCGGGCTGGTGCCGATGTCGACCATGCTCCGAGCCGAGAGCGAGATGCTGGGCAATTCCGACCAGAACGTCGTGACCCTGTTCACCGAGCTGTCGACCCCGTACCGGCAGCGCAACGGCTGGTCGGTGCAACTCGACTACTCGACCGGGCGGATGATCTGCAACCTGCCGCAGGGCGCGCCCAACCGCTATCGGCAGATGGTCAGGAAGATGCCGACCTCGTTCTTCGTGTCATGGGCCGACGTCCCGGCGCGCTGCTGGCAGTGGATCGACGACCAGCTGTTCTTCGGCGACGACAAGGGCAACATTTTCGAGATGAACCCGCGCTACCTGTCGGACAATCTCATGCCGATCCACGTCGACGTGCAGTTCGCATGGTCGAGTTTCAAGACCCCGGCGCTGAAGCAGTTCAAGCTGATCCGCCCCTACATCCTGACCGATGGCGCACCCACGCCGTATGTGGACATCCGCACCGACTACGACACCTCGCCGCCGTTCAACCGGCCGGACCTCGCCTTCACCGTCGAGGGGGCCGAGTGGGACGTCGCGCCATGGGACACCTCGAGCTGGGCCGCCGGGGTGCGGGCGATCACCCAGTGGAACGGCGTTTCTGGCAAGGGCAACGTCGGCGCGGCGCGCATCGCCGCCGATCTCATCGGCACCCAGTTCTCGATCTCCGGCGTCGACGTCGTCTTCGAAAGCGGGAGCATCATGGGATGAACACAGTTGAAAAAGGAGAAGGCAAATGACTGATAAAACCATCGACGAAAAGAAGGCCGAACTGGCAAAATTGCTGGAAAACGCCGCACACCAAAAGGAAACGCCGGAAGGCGCACAGGGCGCATTCGGCTTGCCAAACCTGTGGGCGCTTGTTGCCTCGCACCTGTTCGATGCCATTGAACAGATCGTGCAGGAGGCCATCAAGAACGCCCGGGAAAGCAGCGGGCAGCAAAAGTGAGATGAACGTCTCCTTCCGCGCAGATCAGGACTTCCTCGACTTCATGCTCGACGAGCTGGAGCTTGATCTGTCGCGGCAGTTGCTCGACGGCCCGGCGTGGTTCACCGTCACCGTCAGGAACGATCACGGCGCGGTGATCGCGGCGCTGGCCTGTGAGTTCTGGTCGGTCTTCGACTGCAAGTTCACGGCGGCGATTGCCGACGAGCGCGCGATCACACCGAAGCTGCTGCACGTCATTTTCGGCACGCTGTTCTCCAAGGCTGTTCGGATCACCGCCGAGGTCGACCCGGAGAACCAGCTGTCGGTCGACCGCCTCGAGCGGCTCGGCTTCGTCTACGAAGGCTACAAGCGGAAGGGCCTCGACGGCTTCCGCGACGCGATGATCTACGGAATGCTGGTCGAGGACTGCAATTTTTTCCCGGGAGATAGGGCCTCCCAAGATTTAGAACCGGAGGCCCCCGATGGTATCCCAACCGAAGTCGCCTGATCCCTATGCAACGGCGGCGGCGCAGCAGAGCGCCAATATCGGCTCGTCGGCGGCCTCGGCGATCATCAACAACGCCAACGAGAACAATCCCTACGGCTCGGTGAAGTACAGCAACATCGGCTACGACACCGTCACCGATGCGCAGGGCAAGCCGCAGCAGGTGCCGCGCTACCAGCGCGACGTCACCCTGTCGCCTGAGCAGCAGGGCCTCTTGAACCTTTCCAACCAGACGCAGACCAACCTCGGCCAG